AAGTATCTACAGATGCTGACCTAGAATTTGGTGACGTAACTGTAGGGGCTACAGTCAGCTTCTAATGTGGATAGCATTTATGCTCCTCTGTACTGGACCTTCTGCGTTAACTTGCGAGGTCATGGCTAAAACAGAATCAACGTTTGTTACAGAGGAAGCATGTATTCAAGAGGCATTAGTAGTAGCTAGATATTTTCAGAGCCAGGGGTATCTAGCAATACCAGAATGTAAAAAAATTAAGGCAGGATTGGGTGTGTAATGTCTACAGTAGAAAAAGTATCAGGGGGCTATCGTTACGGTAAAACTGGAAAAGTTTACAAAAGACGTATCGATGCTGTAAAAGCAGGTGAAAAAGCCAAAGCTAAAAAAAGCAGCACAGGTCACTCTAAAGGTGGGATGACAAAGAAGAAGACCACTGGTATGTCTACAGGTGGATCTACTAGTAAAGTTAACGAGTCAGGTAATTATACTCAGCCCACAAAAAGAGAAAATATGTTTAAAAGAATAAAAGCAGGAGGTAAAGGCGGTAAGCCTGGTCAGTGGTCTGCTCGTAAAGCTCAGATGTTAGCCAAGCAGTATAAAGCTGCAGGAGGAGGATATAAATCATGAAAAGATATTTAAAAAGATTGTGGTGTGCAATTATCAATCGTAAGTGTCACCCAGAATGTGACTGCTGTTAAGAAATGAAAGCACCTCAGAAATCGTTAAAGGATTGGGGAAAACAGAAGTGGAGAACTTCTGATGGGTCTCCCTCTAAGGGTAAGAAGAGGTACTTACCTGATAAAGCATGGAAAGCTTTGACACCTGGAGAAAAGGCTGCTACGAATAAAGCCAAGGCTGCAGGAAATAAAAAAGGAAAGCAGTTTGTTGCACAGCCTAAAAAAGTAGCAAAGAAAGTTAAACCATATAGAGCTAGTAAGGGAGGTCTAGCTAGAAAGAAAAAGTAGAATGCCATTTCTTACTAGCAGCATCCCATACTTCAAAGCATGGGTACGAAGAGAATACACAAAGAACTTAGAGGAATACGAGGGAGAGTTCTTACACGCAATGGTCATAGGTGTGACCACCATGCCAAACAGAACCCTGAGTTTCCAAGTTATCTTTACAGGTTGCGAGTCAGACTTTGATGACTCAGAGAATATACATGGTGGTGCAATGTGGGCAAGGATGCCTCTTACAGCACTCGTGGCAGATACCCCCCTTGAGGAATGGCCTACACAGCTACCACCATACTTAGCACAACCCTGGGATTGTATGTCGCATACGCATTCAGTCTACAAATTAGAAAGAGCTAGTCCTGCCCCTTGGATAGCCAAAGTAGATGGTGAGTTCTATCCTGCAAAGTATTACTTCACTGTTGATTACACTGATAATGAAGTAGCAGACGATCCTGCACAACATAAACAGTCTCATGTCTTGGAGTTGTTAGATGCAGGAGAATACACAGGTAACATGGTTGCGTTGCCCAATAATAGAGTGAGGGTAACTCACCCTGCATGGTTTGAAACTGGACAAGGTGCTCCAGACTTTAAACCAAACCAACATATTTATAACTCGAAAGAAAACGTAGACTATGTATGGGATACGCAACGAGTGTTTAACAATCTATATAGTGAGAAAGAGTAATGAAGTTAAATAAAACAGATCGTGCTAAATACGATAGATTGATGAGGATGTTTAAAAAAGATCCTGATGAGTATAGACTACAGCTAGAAAATTTTGCAGAAGCAATGGATGATAAATACGGAGAGCCTATGTCTGAGATAAAAGGTTTTTCAAAAGGAGGAATGGGTATGAAGAAAAAAGGCTACGCAATGGGTGGGGCCAACATGAAAAAGAAAGGCTATGCAGCAGGAGGATTAAAAGCTCCTGGCGCAGGTAACACAGGTCTAAAGAAACTACCTAAAGAAGTTCGTAACAACATGGGTTACATGAACAAGGGTGGAATGCCTAAAAAGAAAAAAGGTTATGCCAAGGGTGGTATGAATGACATGCGTAAGACTGGAATGTTTTACGGTGGCATGGCTAAGAAAGTTAAAAAATGAAAGTAGAAGATAACAAAGTAATAGATCAGTATGGTGCTGTTCTAGCTGAGTATATTCGTGGGGAGTGGCATACTAAAGACCCTGCAGTTTTAGAGTTTGTTATGAGTGAGGATAAACCTGAAAAGAAAAGAGTTCGTGCTAGGGATGAGAAGGGTAGGCTAAAACCAGATGATCCTTCTACCCCTGACATTAACGAAGCTTGGGTGTCAGAGTCATAACAGGGTTGCAAATTTGTCACTAGTATAGTATAACTACTAACATATAACTATCCTTGCCTAGTTAGGGCTAACACAGCAAAAGGATAGTTACATGTTTAAAAGAATCTTTAACAGAATAGTAGAGGCAAGAACAGAGTCAGCAAGACGTAAGATTGCACGTATACAACTTAACAGAATGACTGACAGAGAACTAAAAGATTTAGGTATTGGTAGGCACGATATAGAAAGAGCCATACTCTATGGTAAATCTATCTGAAAGAAACAGATAATTTTATTGATGATAGTAGGAGTACTTTGGGAGGAGGCTCGTGGACCCAGTAACAATAATTTCAGGGGCTTCTATAGCCTTCAACGCCTTGAAGAAAGGATTCCAGGTAGGTAAGGATCTCAATGATATGAGTTCCCAACTACAGCAGTGGGCAGGTCATATGGCTGATTTAGGTCAGGCTGAGAAACAAAATAAAAACCCTCCCTGGTGGAAAGCTCTAAATGGACAGTCGATAGAAAGTGAAGCCTTGGCTATTTTCACGGCTAAGAAAAAAGCAGAATCCATGCGTCAGGAGCTAAAAGACTGGATTAGTTTTAGCATGGGGCCATCAGCCTGGGATGAGCTTGTAGCCACTGAGGGTAGAATTAGAAAACAAAAAAGAGATCAAGAGTATCGTAAAGCAGAAATACAAGAAGCAATAGTAACCTGGGGTATTACAGGTATTCTTCTTGTATCAGCAATTGGTATTCTTGTCCTCGTAGCATATATGGTGAAGAATGGCTAGACAACTTACAGAAAAACAACAGAAGTTTCTTGATGTCCTTTTTGAGGAAGCAAAGGGTGATCCTGTTCAGGCTAAGAAACTAGCAGGTTATGCTGATGCTGTATCATCAACAAGTATTGTTAATGTGTTGACAGATGAGATTGCAGACCTTACAAAGAAGTTTATAGCACAATCTTCAACTAAGGCTGCGTACACTATGTTTTCTGTTATGGCTGATCCTACTGATCTAGGTGTAAAAGAAAAGATGTTAGCAGCTAAAGATATTTTAGATCGTGCAGGTTTTACTAAAACAGATAAGGTAGAAGTAAAAGCTACAGAGCCTTTATTTATTTTACCTGCGAAAGAAGATGAGTAAAAGAGCTTCAAAGGCATTACATCCAACTAACATTGATTGGCACATACCTTTAAGAGGAGAACAAGGGGAATGGTATCCTTTAATAAGGGTGGGGAGACACGTACCCTTTGGGTACAAACAAGACGAAAAAGATGAAATGCTTTTAGTACCAATTCCTGAAGAACTTGAATTATTAGAAAAAGCTAAGTTGTTCTTAAAAGATTATAGTCTAAGACAAGTAGCTAAGTGGTTATCAGATAATTCTGGTAGGTATATTTCTCATGTAGGGCTTGACAAACGTGTCAGAATGGAAGAAAAAAGAAGAAGAGCATCTTCAAACTATCGACAGTATGCCAAAAAATATAAAGAGGCGGCAAGGAAGTCGAAGAAGATTGAAGAAAAAAGAGTTGGTGGTAGAAACACCAGAAGTCTTGACCCAGATGAGGACTACATCAAACTCGAAAGAGGGGAGTGTTGTCCCTTCTGTGGTCAAACAAGAAGTAATATTTCAACCTAACCCAGGTCCACAGACTAGGTTTTTAGCTGCGACAGAACAAGAAGTACTATATGGAGGAGCAGCAGGGGGTGGAAAGAGCTACAGCTTAGTTGCTGATCCTGTTAGATATTTTAGTAATCCACATGCACGAATGCTTCTTGTACGTAGATCAACAGAAGAACTCAGAGAACTCATATCAGTAAGCAAGCAACTTTATCCACAGGCTGTTCCTGGTATAAGGTTCATGGAAAGAGATAAGACTTGGGTAGCCCCTAATGGTGCAACTCTCTGGATGTCATACCTCGACAGAGATGATGACGTTATGAGATACCAAGGGCAAGCTTTTAACTGGATAGGGTTTGACGAATTAACTCAGTGGCCTTCAAGTTATGCCTGGTCATACATGCGTTCAAGGTTACGTAGCACAAAAGCCAGTGGTCTACCTCTTTACATGAGGGCAACGAGTAACCCAGGAGGACCAGGGCATCAGTGGGTAAAACGACACTTTATAGACCCTAACATTCCAGATCAATCTTTTTGGGCTACTGATGAAAATGGTGAAGTAATCTGTTGGCCTAAAGGACACACAAGAGAGGGTGAACCTTTATTTAAAAGAAAGTTTATTCCTGCTACGTTATTTGATAATCCCTATCTATCTGAGGATGGGATGTACGAGGCAAATCTTTTATCCCTACCAGAACATCAGAGAAGACAACTCCTTCAAGGTGACTGGGATATAAACGAAGGTGCAGCCTTTCCAGAGTTTAACAGACGTATCCACGTTATTGACCCATACGATATACCTAGTAACTGGACAAGATTTAGAGCTTGTGATTATGGGTATGGTTCTCACACTGGTGTAGTCTGGATAGCAGTTGTCCCAGGATCTGAACAGCTAATTGTGTACAGAGAGTTATATGTATCTAAGATAATAGCCACTGATTTGGCTGACATGATCCTGGACATAGAAAGTGGAGAAAAGATAAAGTATGGTGTGCTTGACTCTTCTCTTTGGCATAAACGAGGAGATACTGGTCCTAGTTTAGCAGAGCAAATGATTATCAAAGGTTGTAGATGGAAACCTGCAGATAGGTCAAAAGGATCTCGTGTAGCAGGTAAGAATGAAATTCATAGAAGATTACAGGTAGATGAGTTTACAGACGAACCAAGGCTTGTTATATTTTCTAATTGCGTTAATACTATATCTCAGCTTCCCTCTATTCCTTTAGACAAAAGAAATCCTGAAGACGTAGACACAAATTCAGAAGATCACTTGTATGATGCTCTAAGGTATGGTGTAATGACAAGACCAAGAAGCAACATATTTGATTTTGATCCTGTATCACAACGAACAGGTTTTCAAGCTTCAGACCCAACATTCGGATATTAAGGAATACTTATGGAAGAAGATGACATTATTGGAGGTGACGAATTATATATAGATGATTCAGATTCCTCATTTGTAGAAGATAAAAAAAGTAATGAAAAACTAGACGATCCATCTGTCGGTTCAGTAGTTGGTTTTGTTAAAGGAAAGTACTCTACAGCAGAAAAAGCTAGGTATTCTGATGAACAACGTTGGATAAAGTCTTATCAAAACTATAGGGGTATCTATGGACCTGATGTTCAGTTTACCTCCACTGAAAGATCTAGAATATTTATTAAAGTTACTAAGACTAAAGTTCTTGCAGCTTATGGTCAAATTGTAGACGTTCTTTTTGGTTCTAACAAATTTCCTATTGGTATTAACCCAACTATTATACCTGAAGGTGTTGCAGAGTCTGTTCACTTTGAAACAAATGATCAAGCAAGAAAAGCTAATGAAGAGTTAGGGGTTTCAGAAGAAGATCAAAAACTTCTCCCAGGCGAAACTATTATTGATTTACAAGAACGTCTTGCAGGTATGAAGCAAAAGTTAGAGCCTGTAATTGATCTTTTACAAGAAGGACCAGGTTCTACTCCATCACAAGTTACTTTCCATCCTGCTCTTGTAGCAGCTAAGAAAATGGAAAAGAAAATTCATGACCAACTAGAAGAATCAAATGCTAGGAAGCAGCTACGTACTGCAGCTTTTGAAACTGCTTTATTTGGCACTGGTGTTATGAAAGGTCCGTTTGCCGTTGATAAAGAGTACCCAAACTGGGACGAAGATGGTAATTACTCTCCTGTGTACAAGACAATACCACAGACTTCTTCAGTAAGTATTTGGAATTTTTATCCTGATCCTGATGCTAATAACATGGATGAAGCAGAGTACGTAATTGAAAGACATAAGATGTCTCGTTCTCAGATTAGATCACTTAAGAACAGACCTTACTTTCGTTCTAATGCTATTGATACTGCTGTAGAAATTGGTGAGTCCTACTCAAAAGAATGGTGGGAGCAAGTCATGGAGGATGCAGACCAGGAAACAAAAGCAGAACGTTTTAACGTCCTTGAGTTTTGGGGTTATGTAGACACAGACATTCTAAAAGATCATGATGTAGAAATTCCAAAAGAATTAAAAGACAAAGATCAAGTGTCAGTTAATATCTGGGTTTGTAATGACCAAGTTTTACGTCTTGTAATGAATCCTTTTACCCCTGCTATCCTTCCGTATTATGCTGTACCATATGAAGTAAATCCTTATAGCTTCTTTGGGGTGGGTATAGCTGAAAATATGGATGACACTCAAACCCTCATGAATGGTATGATGAGGATGTCGGTGGACAATGCTGCATTATCGGGTAACTTGTTAGTAGAAATAGATGAAACAAACTTGGCTCCAGGTCAAGACTTATCTATGTACCCTGGCAAAGTCCTACGCAGAATGGGGGGTGCACCTGGACAGAGCATTTTCGGAACCAAGTTCCCCAATGTATCTAACGAGAACATGCAGATGTTCGATAAAGCAAGGGTATTAGCAGATGAATCAACTGGCTTTCCATCTTTCGCACATGGTCAAACAGGCGTTAGTGGTGTGGGCCGTACTGCTTCTGGTATTTCTATGCTTATGTCTGCTGCCAATGGCAGCATTAGGACTGTCGTAAAAAACGTAGATGACTATCTACTTGGACCTTTAGGTAAAGCATTCTTTAGCTTTAACATGCAGTTTGACTTTGATCCTGAGATCAAGGGTGACTTAGAGGTTAAAGCAGAAGGTACAGAGAGTTTAATGGCTAACGAGGTTCGTAGCCAAAGGCTTATGCAGTTTCTTGGTGTAGTACAGAATCCTGCACTTGCACCATTTGCAAAAATGGATTATATTATCAGAGAGATTGCAAAGTCTATGGATCTTGACCCTGATAAAGTAGCAAACTCAATGAGTGACGCAGCAATTCAAGCTGAAATACTTAAAAAGTTTCAAGCACAAAATCCACCTCCTGAAGTTGCGCAAGGTGCACCACAGCAACCTCCTGCAGGAGCACAGGTCCAAGATACTCAAGGTTCTGGAGGAGGACAGGTTGGCACAGGAACAGCCCCTTTACCAGGAGAGCAGGGTTTTACAGGTAATGTAGGACAAGCACAAGCATGAATTTAAAACCACTTGTAAACGACAACAATTTATGGAACTCGTTTAACGAAGAAATAGATCGAAGACTTAACTACGTTCATATTCAAATGGAACAAACGTTAAAACCAGATGACTTATTTAGACTACAAGGTGAAGCAAGAGCACTACGTAGGTTAAAGCTTTTAAGAGATGAAGTAAATGGATTTAAAGAGGGAATAAAATGAACGAACAAATGGAAATGGCATTTATGCAGCAGGGTGGTATTAAAGACGATGGTATGAACAAAGATCCTGTTTCAGGTAATCCAATTCCTCCTGGCTCTATGGCTAGTGAAGTTCGTGACGATATTCCTGCTATGTTATCTGAGGGTGAGTACGTAGTTCCTGCTGATGTTCTTAGGTTCTATGGAGTCAACTTCTTTGAAGACTTACGCAACAAAGCAAAGTCTGGGTTGCAGAATATGGAGAAGAATGGTAGAATAGGTGGTGAACCACTTAGCCAACAACAAGTACAACAGAACATGGGTAACGTTCCTGTACAAGCAAACACAGGTATTTTAGCAGGTCAGAATACTGGAACGGTTGGATTTAGTACTATGCAACCTGCAGGAAGTGATGCCCCATCGGTCACAACATTTAAGACTTGGGTTCATGCACAGACTGGTGAGCAAAAAATAATTGAGTATATCAATGGTAAACCCAAAACAGAGGAACCAGAGAGTCCTCCTTTTTACGAGTTTGGTTCTGCTTCTTTAAAAAAAGCACAGACGCAGATTAAAGTTGATGATGATAACGATGATCCTAAAACAACTGAAAAACCAGATCCAAATGCTTGGATGGATGGTATAGACTTTTCAGATGCTTCTGCCATGAATGCAAAAGTAGATGAAGTACTTGGTTTAAGTATGGGTGAAAAAGGTACTCTAGGTGCTGCAGGAATGGTTGCAGGATTACCTGGAATGGCTTTTGGTAAAACTCTTGTAGACGGTAACTCAATTTCAACTGCAAGAGCATTGGAGCTATATACTCGTAATAGTCTTAAAGATACTGATACTGCAGACAAAATGAAATCTAAAATTGATGATGCTCTTGAAAAAAACAAAATATTAGGTTGGCTAGATAAATCATTTCCTGGTTTAATGCCTGGAACTCAAAGATACGAAAGTATTATAAACAAAGTAGGAGATCTTACTTCTACTACTACTACTCCATACGTAGCTCAAACCCCAGAGGGACAAGCTGCAGTAGATGCTATTGTTAGAGAAGGAGCAGATAGAGATCCTTCAGATAAAATAGCTGCTAAAGTAGGGTCAGATGCAGGAGATGGTATGGTTTGGGCAGTAGGTGACAACACAAATGCTCTTGTAAGAGTCAGACCAGATGACCCTAAAGCTAAAGGTCAAGTGGCAGCACTTCAAGGTTACGAAGAATAATCCATATAATAATAAGGCTACCCAGGAATGGTTCCTGGCCCCAACATAAGGAGAACTTAAATGCCTGAATTAGCAGAAGTAGAAACACCCAAGACAGCAGGTTTTGTTGATCGTGGGTTTAACTACGCAAAGAAACAAAAACGAATAGAAGATGAAGAGGCAGAGATTGCCAAGCTAGAAGCAGAGGCTCGTGGTGAAGAAACTACTGAAAGTGAACCCAGTGGCAAAGATACTGATGACACCCAAGTACAAGCCACAGACGATTCCAAACAAGAAGAAACCAAAGAGACACAACAAGCACAAGAAGACGATAGTAGCTTAAGTGCTGAAGAGAAGTCTTTTAAGAAACGTTATGGTGACTTGCGTAGACATATGCAAGACAAAGAGAAAGAGTGGAATCAACGATTAGAAACTCTTGAAAATCGTAAAGCAACAGATGCTGTTGTTCCTCCTAAGTCTGATGAAGATATTAAAGAGTGGGCAAAAAAATACCCAGACGTAGCAGGTATCGTTGAAAAGATAGCATCTGAAAAAGCAAAGCAAATGTTCAGCAAGGCTGAGTCACGTCTAAAAGAGTTAGATGATGCCCATACTGAGGCTTTACGAATGAAAGCAGAGAATGTTATTCGTAAGTCTCATGATGATTTTGATGATTTACGTCAATCAGATGAGTTTCACACCTGGGTAGAAGAACAACCTAAGTGGGTTAAGGATGCACTGTACGAAAATTCTGATGATCCTGCTTCTGTTATTCGTGTGATTGATCTTTACAAAGTTGATAATGGTATGAGTCCTGCTGCAAGACGAGATAATCGTAAGGCTGCAGCATCTACTGTTACAAAGGGAACTCGTGCTTCTATTGATGCCAAGGGTGTGTCAGGACAAATTAAAGAGTCTGACGTAGCTAAGATGTCAAATAAGGAGTTTGAGGAACGTCAGGACGAAATTACCGAATCAATGAAAAACGGTAAGTTTGTTTACGATGTGTCTGGTGCAGCCAGATAAATAGTTGACACTTAGGTTGTCTTCTATATAACTACATGTATCTGAGTAAAGCCTCCTATATGGACTACCTTTACTGATACTATTTCACTAAAAAGTCTAAACTATAAAGAACTACCTGGACAAGTATAGGCCCAGTAGTATTTGGTTGCGCAACTGAATGCTATCTGCACCCTAGAAAACGTACAGCCTCTTTCAGATGTTTAAGCTTTCTTCATAAGCCTAATATCATGAAAGGATTTAATCATGGCTTTTCAAACAGCAGGAGGTTACGGAAATTTACCCAATGGTAACTTTTCCAGTGTAATCTACTCCAAAAAGGTACAGCTTGCTTTTCGCAAGAGTACTGTAGTAGGAGACATAACTAACTCTGATTATTTCGGAGATATCAGTGCACAAGGTGACACTGTTAAA